TTTGGTAAAAGAAAAGAAGTGTATGATAAGTCAGATAGAGCACTCGTAAAATTTCTTGCCAAATATAAACACTTCTCTCCATTTAGACATATGGTGGTGCAATTCCATCTTAAAGCACCCGAATTTGTTATGAGACAAGCATATAAGCATGTCGTTGGGATAGAAACCACATCCAATTCATCCACCAAAGACCATGCCTGGAATGAGATAAGTGGTAGATATACACCAGTATCAGATTATTATATTCCAGAGGTGTGGAGAAAACAATCTCAAGATAACAAACAAGCATCAGAAGGCGAGTTAGATGTTTTACAGCAGAAAAGAATGACTCATATATATGAAAGATATTTATTAGATGTTGAGAGAGTTTATGAAACAATGGTAAAAAGTGGAATGGCTAAAGAACAAGCCAGAGTGGTATTACCATTATCACAATACACCGAAGTTTATTGGACGGCATCTTTTCAAGCAATTATGAATTTTATAGAATTGAGAGATGAGAAAACTGCACAATGGGAAATTCAACAATATGCTAAATGTTTAAAAGAAATGATGTATGACATTTATCCCGAAACTGTTAAAATATGGAGTGAAGTATATTGGAAATAATTGAGTCAAAAAAAGAATTTGATTCCTTTTGGTCTAAATATAATAGCAGAAAGGCAGAACCTGTAATCTATTATGTATTTTCAGATATACATTTACACCCATCCCATAATAGGATATCTTTTTTATGTGTAAGAATAGATGATGATTATATATTACCGTTCAATCATAATGATGCTCTAAATTTACCTATTGAGAATTTAGGTCGGTTAGTAACAGAAAATAAAAAGTATGTGTGGAATAAAAAGAATCTTTTACATCAAATTGATTTTAAACATATGGTAGATATATCTACACTATTATATTTAGAAACTAATAAAGATTATAATGATATAGATGAAGCTGATAATTACATATCTTTTTGGGATTATAAATTTCCAAATCAAAAAAATCTTAATGATTATATCCCATTATTAAAGCATTATGAATATATTAAAAAACATATGGATGATAATATTTTCAATGATGAGTTTATAAATTCTAGATATGATTATATGACAAGAATATTATATACTATAGAAAAAAATGGAATGCTAAAAAATGATAAATTGGTTTATACACAGTATAATAATTTCACATCTACAGGTCGTCCATCTAATAGATTTGGTGGATTGAATTTTGCAGCATTAAATAAAACAGATGGTAGCAGAAAACCTTATATAAGTAGGTTTGGTAGTAAAGGTAAATTGGTAGAGTTTGATTATGATGCATATCATTTGAGATTGATTGCAGATGTTTTAGATTTTGAGTTACCAAAAACTTCAGTACATGAATATTTTGCAGAACTATATGGAATTACTTACGAAGAGGCTAAAGTATTAAGTTTTAAATATTTATATGGTGGAGTACCTTTTGATATTGGAAAAAATATAGAATTTTTTGGTGAAGTAAAAGGCTTTGTAAAAAAACTTTGGAAGTTATATCTAGAGGATAAATATATAGAATCTTATATTTATAGAAAGAAGATATATAGTAGTAATATGAGTGATATGAATAAAAATAAATTGTTTAATTACTTTATTCAAAATTTAGAAACAGAAAGAAACATGGAAGTATTAAATAATTTGTTACCAAAGATAAATAAATATAGGAGTAAGTTGATTTTATATTCATATGATAGTTTTTTGTTTGATTTTAATATAGAGGACGATTTAAAATGTTTGCAAACAATTAAATCTATATTAGAACATAATGGTAGATTTCCAGTTAAAGTACATTGGGGAGAAAATTATCACGAGATGGAAGATATAACGGAGAAATTTATAGTATGAGTTATTTTAAAAAAATTGTAACAAAATGGTCACAAAAGATTGGTAAGTTAGGTCCAAATTCTAAAAATAAGCATCATATTTTCCATTTAGAAAATGTATTGTTAGAAGAGGGGTGGACTTGGGATGCTATTAATGAATTTGTGGCTTTACTGGAAGCAAAACCTTCGGATTCTGAAGTAGAAAAGAGGAAGAAGGATAAAATTAAATACAAAAAGAAAACTAAAGATGGTACTAAAGAAATAGAGATACAGGCAGGTACAGCGTCTGATGACCCAGAACACGAAGCTCACGACCAAGCTCATCAATATGTGTATGGAGAAAAACCAGAAGATAAAGATGATACTCAAACCGCATCACCAATGGATTTTGATAGAAAACTAGGTAGTGATAAAAAAGTAGCACCTAAACCCAAATCTTCAGAAATATATAAAGATATAAAACCTGGTCAGTTAATGAAGGGCGGAGATTCAGATATTAAACAGACTGGATTATTATATGGTTATAATGAAATAATAGATAAAAAGACAGGTAAAACTATATTCAAACCAGCACCTGGAAATGCTGGTTCTATGTTGAATGAAATAGTTTCTGGTGAGGTAGCACAAATTTTAGAACAAAATCCAGAGTTATCAGATAAAGAATTAATAGATTTATTACAGAAACAATTTGGTAAAACTACACTTTTTAAAGAAAATTCTAAAAAACCAAAGAAAACAGCGGGTGGGATATCTACCAAAGCAGTACCTGAAGGACAAAATAGAGAACTTTATAGTAAGTTAATGATATCTGTGGCATCAGGTAGAAGGAAATATAATAAATCTAATAGAGAAGCTAAACAGAATGGTTTTAAAAATCCAAAAATGGAAAATTATTATGGACATTCAGAATCTTTTGAGGCGATGGTTAATGATATAAAAGGTAAAAATGTTATAGGACCAGACGGTACTCCAATAGATTTTGATGAAGCTGAAAATCTTATTAGGACTGGTGGTGGTGGAGACAATCCGTCTGATACTGGAACTTTAACATTTGATTCAGATTCAGATAGAGTAATTATGACTTTCCATTCTGATAAAGATAGTACTGAAGCAATAATTGCACAATCTTCAGCTAAGGCTGAAGCTAATGTAAATCAAGATAATGTACAGAAATTAGTTGATAGTAAGTTATTGGAACCAGAACAAGCTGAAGCAATAATGGGTGAAAATCAGGAATATGTAGAACAACAAGCTGATATTGAGAGAGAATTAAAACAAGTTAGTGGTTCCCCAGCAAAATTTTTCCAAGATAACGTTACATTAGAAGATGCTTTGAAAAGTATACATAATGATACTAATCAAGATGGTAGTGCAGATACACAAAAAACGTCTACTAAATGGAATTCAACAGCAATTAAGGGAAAAAGTGGACCTAATACTAATTTATTAAAATATTTAGATAATCAAGAAGACCCAAGTGATGAAGAATTGTTGGAAGCTTTTTTAGCATTCATGGCAGATGAAAATAAAAAGAAAGATCCAACTAATGACCAAATAACACTTATGGATAGATTGAATAGAAGGTGGGCTAATAAAGGTGCTCCAGATGTAGATCCAATGATTGAAGATATAAGAAATAGAACAATATCAAATGAAACTGATTATATAAAAAGACAGGATGCAATTAAAATAAATTATGGTGGTAAACAGATAGGGGTTGGAACATTTTTAGAAGGGAATACAATTTTTAAACAGTTTCATTTAGAGGCTATGAATCCAGAATCAGAAAAGGGAGTACATAAATACAAAGGTATGTTTGAAACAAATCATGGAGGTCTTTCTGTAGATGGAGAGGTGTTAAGAGAGTGTATTCCTGGAGTAAATAATAAAGAAGATTTTGTGACAAAGTTTGAGGTAGGAGAAGCTATAGAGCAAAAGGGAGTTAGAGGAAGTCAAAAGGGTAGGACTACTGGTAGTAAAAGAATTGTTTATGCTATAAATGAAAAGAATGAGAGAGTAGAAATTGGAGTTAAGGTAGCTAGAACTAAGTCAGGAAAACTTGGTAAGTTACAAACAGTTTATCAATGGTCTGATAAAATGAAAAAATGTTTTTCAAAAGACGGTAAGCGCGGTTAATGAGTATGAAAACTCAACTACTTTGCACTTTTGCAAAAAAAGATAATTTAAATGAAATAATTGATATTATTATTAGTTGTAATAAAATTTTGTTTGATAAAGTATATGTTTTTAATAATACACAAGAACCTAATAATTTAATTTGTACTTATAATGTAGAGTATGAGACAGATTTTATGGAAGGAATACCAAATACAATTTCACTACATAGAAAAAAACATACCAATACTTTATATACAATAAATGCATTAAATCAAATTATATTACAATTAAATAATGGAGTATTAGATAAAAGATTTCCAATTCCCTGGGAAAATTATAGTAATTGTATTTTGTTATATAATGACGATAAGTTGGTAGAGATAAAAACAAAAATTCATAAAGTAGTATTGGTTTCAGAATGGGGAGTGACAGTTTAAGGTAAATTAAGGTTATATGGAATATAGGTTTTATTATCCAGATTTTAGAATACACAAAAATCATACATTAGAGTCTAATGAATTAGATAAAATATTTGGGCAACCAATAGCATTTTGGTATGGGTCGTCGCCGTACAAAAAGGCAAAGAAGATTCAAAAACGAATTAAAAGATTATTTGATAGAGCGGATCCGTATTTGCCCTATATTGTTATATATTCGATACCAGATAGAGATTTAGGACATCATTCAAAAGGTGGAGAAATTAATCAAGTATCTTATATAGATTTTATAAAAGATGTAGTAAAGGGGATAGAAGATAAAGCTCCAATAGTAATATATGAACCAGATGCATTAGCACAGTCATTTGATATGAAATATGAAGAAAAACAGAAAAGAATTAGATTAATTAGAAAATCATTAAAACTTTTACAGAAAGGATGTAATGCTAAGATATATTTAGATGTTGGGCATCCATATTGGTTAAAAGTGAATGAAGTTATAAATATTTTGAGTAAATTTGATAAAGAATCTTATGAAGGGTTTGCTTTAAATACATCAAATTTTGTTTCTACGGAACAATGTATGAGTTATGGAGATGAAATATCTGATATAATTGGTAAGCATTATGTTATAGATACAGCTAGAAATGGATTTGGTTATACAGGTGATTGGTGTAATCCAAAAACAGCAGGGATTGGTCCTTTTCCAACTACTGAAACTAACAATGAATTGTGTGATGCATTTTTATGGATTAAACCTATAGGTGAATCGGATGGAAAAAGAAACGGTGGACCTAAAGCAGGTAGATTTTATTATGAGTATGCTCTGAAAGTTATAGAAAACTCAAAAAAAATTGGTAGTTTGTAAAACTACTCGATACTTATATGTGAATGGTTGTTAAGTTGATTAACCATTTACAATTAATAATTAATAATTAAAAATAAATAATGAATATAGGAGATTAGAAAATGGATTTAGATCTAGTAAAAAGACGTTTGAATCAGTTACAAGCAACAAATCAAAGAACATCCGTTCTTTGGAAACCACAACCAGGAACACAAATTATAAGAATTGTACCTTATAAATTTAATAAGGACAATCCTTTTATAGAATTATTTTTCCATTATAATTTAGGTGGAAAATCATATCTATCACCAATTTCTTTCGGTCGTCCAGACCCAATAGAAGAATTTGCTCAGAAGTTGAAAACTTCTGGTAATCGTGATGATTATAGATTAGGTAAGAAACTAGAAGCAAAAATGAGAACTTTTGCTCCAGTTATTGTTCGTGGTGAAGAAAAAGAAGGTGTTAAATTTTGGGGATTTGGTAAAACAGTTTACCAGGAACTTCTTTCAGTTATTTCAGATCCAGATTATGGTGATATTACAGATCCATTAAATGGACGAGATGTTAATGTTGAGTTTAAAACAGCAGAAGAAACAGGAGCTACTTTTCCATCTACTACTATTAGAGTTAAGCCAGTAACGGCTCCGATTTCAGAGGATAAAAATATTCTCGAATTGGTATCAGATACACAACGTGAACTTACGGAAATTTATCAGGAAAAGACTTATGATGAACTTACAGAGATTTTAAATGATTGGCTTGAAGGTAAGAGTGAAGAAAAAGAAGAATCTACTTCTACTAAAGGCAATTCTGTAACTTCAGAAAACGTATCTGAAACTACAAAAACTGTAGAATCAGTTTCTTCGGCTTTTGATGAATTATTTAATCAAAACGCTTAAAACGTAAGGATAATATATGTCTGTACGGGATGAGTTGGCTGATGTCCTTGCTAATACTTTAAATAAGAAGTTTAAGGACATGAAAGTAGCGTATTTTTTAGATGGTTCTGATAGTACGCCAACCGATATAGAGGATTTTGTATCTACAGGATCAACTATGTTAGATTTAGCAATATCAAATAAAGCAAATGGTGGAATTGCAGTTGGTAGAATTACAGAACTTAATGGATTGGAATCAACAGGTAAATCTTTACTTGGTGCTCATATACTTGCGGAAACTCAAAAGAAAGATGGTGTAGCAGTTTATATTGATACAGAAACATCAGTAAGTCATGATTTTTTAGAAGTTATTGGTGTAGATGTTTCAAAAATGTTATACTTACATCTTGAAACAGTCGAAGATATATTTGAAGCTATTGAAGAAATAGTTTTACAAGTAAGAGGTTCAGATAAAGATAGATTGGTGACAATATTAGTAGATTCACTAGCAGCGGCAACAACTAAGGTTGAATTAGATGCTGATTTTGATAAAGATGGTTGGGCAACTGCAAAAGCAATTATTGTTTCTAAAGCACTGAGAAAAATTACTCAAATGATTGGACGACAGAAAATTGCTTTAGTATTTACAAATCAGTTAAGACAAAAGTTAGGTGTTATGTTTGGAGACCCTTGGACAACAAGTGGTGGAAAAGCTTTACCATTTCATTCATCAACTAGAATTAGATTGAAGAATAAAGGTCAAATAAAAGATTCTAAGAAGAATGTTATTGGGATGACGATTTTAGCGCAAGTTATAAAAAATAGATTGGGACCTCCGCTAAGAAAAGCGGAGTTTCCTCTTTATTTTGAGAGTGGTATTGATGATGAAGGTAGTTGGCTAACTATAATGAAAGAGTATGGTATAGCTAAAGTATCTGGCGCTTGGTACTCCTTACCAATAATTGATTTGGAAACTGGTGAAGAATTGGAAGTAAAGAAATTTCAATCAAAAGATTTTGCTGATATGTTAAAAGATGAAAATCTAAAAGAATATGTCTATAAACTCATCTGTGATAAAGTTATTCTAAAGTATGATAAAAGTGCTTTAGGAATTGACGATGTAGAAATTACAGATGAGGTCGGTGATGGATAAAAGATATGTTAGTATACTTGATGAGATAAAGAAAAAGGGCGGCAGTTTAGATGGTGGTCACTTCAATGATAAGGTACTTATAGTAGATGGCCTGAATACCTTTATAAGAGTATTCAGCGTTATGCCAACTCTCAATGATGACGGTGTTCACATTGGGGGAATAGTTGGCTTTCTAAAAAGTATAGGTTATGCAATCCATCTTTTCAATCCCACCCGAGCCATTATAGTTTTTGATGGTAAGGGTGGGAGCACCCGCCGCCGTAAGATATTTCCTGAATATAAGGCTGGTAGGAAACCAAAGAGTAGATTAGTACGCGCATATGATTTTGCTAGTGAAGCAGATGAGCGAAAGAATATGTTGAAACAATTACAATCTGTAATTGAGTATTTACAATTGTTGCCAGTTACAATTATTGCCATGGATAATATTGAAGCGGATGATGTTATATCTCATTTATCTAAACAAGTGTTTAATGAAAGTGAAGTAGTTATATCATCTACTGATAAAGATTTTCTTCAACTAATAAATCATAGAATTAAAGTTTACAGTCCTACTAAAAAGAAAATATATGATAGGGATGCAATATATGAAGAATATGGAATTCCATCAAAAAACTTTTTAACTTATAGGATATTAGAAGGAGATAAGTCGGATAATATTCCTGGGGTAAGGGGCGCTGGACTTAAAAGTATTATAAAAAGATTTCCTAAAATTACAGATAGAGATGAACCATATTATACATTAGAAGAATGTATAAAAATTTCAGAAGATAAAAAAGATGAATTGAAGTTGTATGAAAGTGTAGGTATTTGTAAAGAACAATTATTTCTTAATAGAAAATTAATGCAATTATTTAATGTAGATATAACTCCTAGTAGTAAGATGAAAATTATGGGGTTGGTTGAAAGTCCTATAACTGAGTTGATAAAATTTAAATTTGAAACTAAGTTTTATAAAGATAAACTATTTACTGCGTTACCAAATTTACAAGGTTGGCTAACTCAAAATTTTACTCAATTAAATAGATACGCGAGAATGAGTCATGGGAAGAAAGCGTAAATATTTTACAGAAAAACAGCAAAAGGAAGCTCAGCGTAAATGGCAGATGGAACATTATGAGCGTAATAAGGATAAGCTTCGTAAAGTTGCAAGGGATAGATATAGAAAAAAAAGACAAGAAGAAATAGCTGAAGAACGTAGAAAGCAATTATATGGCGAGTAATGAATCTTATTCGGTCGAAGATGTTAAAACTTCTGAATTTGTCGCGATTGATCAGGTAACTGCTTTAGATATAGTATTTAATAATCATTATTCAAAAATTATGCCAAGATTAACTAAACATTTTCTTGGAAGTTTTATTAATAATAAATTAGTAGGGGTTATTACTCTTGGGTGGGGAGTTCAGCCACTCAATACTATTAAAAATTTATTCCCTTCTTTACAATCAAAAGATTATTTAGAGATAGGTAAAATGTGTATGTTAGATGAATTACCAAGAAATTCAGAATCTATAATTTTATCTAAAATGTTTAGGTGGGTTAAGGAAAATAGACCAGATATAAAATTAATTTATACTTGGGCGGATGGAATATTGGGAAAACCAGGATATGTTTATCAAGCAGCTAATTTTTTATATGGTGGGTTTATAACTACTGATTTATACTTATCTGAAACTGGTGAAAGAGTTCATCCAAGAACAGCACAAGCTTATTTGAAAGATAAGAAAGGTGTTAATATAGGTAGGAGACCTAATAAAGAGTTTTTAATTGATAACAAATGGAGTCATTATAGAGGTAGACAATTTAGATATGTTTACTTTTTGTGTAATAAGAGAGAAAAGAAAAGGTTATTGGCAGAAACTACTTTTGAGTGGGGCAGAAAATATCCTAAAGATAAAGAATTGGTTTGGAAGAAAAAAGATTTTACAGATGGGTCGTGGAGTTTTGTAGATAAGATAGAATGGCAAAGTACTTCACCACTTAAATATAATAAATCTGCTATAAAAAATAGTAGAGTAGTATCAACATATAATAAAGCTAAGGAGTTTTTTGATTTCGATGGAAAGTAAATTGATTAATGGAGATTGTTTAGAAGTTTTAAAAGATCACGATGATAATTCAGTAGATTTACTTTGCACAGACCCACCATATGGATATGGATTTATGGGTAAGTCGTGGGACAAAACCTTACCAAACCCAAAGATATTTGAAGAATGTTTAAGAGTATTAAAACCTGGTGCATTTGCATTCGTGATGAGTGCACCAAGAAGCGATGTTCAATACAGAATGATACAGATGTTAGAAGATGTTGGATTTGAAATTGGTTTCACACCAATCTATTGGACATACGCCTGTCTATCAGAAGATACAGAAGTTTTTACAAAAAGTGGATGGAAACGGTTACATAAATCCAACTTATCTCTATTTATAGATAGACATACGGAGATTTTAATTTATGATAAAGACAACGATGCTTATAGATGGGAAGTTCCGGACAGATGGAATGTATATAACATCCAGGATACCATCTATAGAATTAAATCAGATTTTACAGACCA